GACAAGGTTATCAGTCAAAGAAAAGGGCGTGATTTCGGTTTTTTAAAAACCGAAGTTACTCATGAAGATATGAAAGGCTTTACTTTTTTAGATGAAGAATTTTTTAAAGCGTTGGACAGTGCTTTTATAGGTCATGCCGCTGGTACTGCACTACAGATAAAAGTATCCTGCGGAACTTATGCGGACGCGCTACTTTCTCAAAAAGAATCACGCGGAAAAGAGTGGGTGGATAGTCATATACGCATGATGGGAAGCATGGGGCAAAACGACTACTGGATGATTATGCCGATATATTGCACGGATGCACAGAGTTATTGGCAGTCTTTTGATAAAAGACTGTGCGATGGACACAAAGAAAGCGGAGTCAATTACCCGATAAAAAAAATAAAAGTCTGTAAGAAATAAATTAAAAAAGCCCCGAAAGGGGCTTTTTTATTGCTTTAATAACTGTAAAACCTTATCCCAATTACTGCCAATAACCTGCTTTAAATATTTTTCTGGGTTTTCTGAATCTAATCTAGTTATCATGTCATTTCTGTTTAGCAGGTAATCAATATTTGGTGGGTATTTTGAATCACCAAAAACAAAACTAATCGCATTATTTAGCTTTTGTTCAAAATTTTCACCATACTTTTTAGATAGATTATCTTTTAACGCGTCTCTAAGTTTTTGCTTTGCATCGCTTCTGGAAACATCTGCCAATTTATTTCTTTCTGCTATTTTTTCAGGCGTGTTTTCTAATGCGTTTCTATCAATAATTTCTTTTAATTTAGCCTGTGAATCAGAAATATATTGTTGGTATTCAGGTTCAGTTACCTCTTGAACATCAATATAAACACCTATATCACCTTCATATCCTAATAAGTGACTACCTTCTATAGATGGGTCATCTTCGCTTATCCTTCTTCCATAAGATACTTTATTTATCTTATATTTTCTGCTCCCAATATCAACAAACTGCCCAGCACTAGGATGTAATGATTCTGGATAAAGTATTTTTATATTTTTTGATGTGTCTGGATTATGTTTTTCTATTAGACTTTCTATCGGCTTTTCTATTTCAGTGTCTTTTTTAATTCTATTTTGCTTGCTGGTGGACGCATAGTAAATATAGTCATCACCTCTATATTTTGGTGCTTGCCCTCTAACACCTGCATTTATGCCCCTATCGGAAATAAACTTTTCAACCTCTGATCTGCTTTTAAATTTTATAGGACTCCCGTTATCATCCGCAATTACTTCGCCTATAATTGGAATATTAGCAGTATAATATGTTTTTTTATCAAGTTCTTTGCTTAATAAATCAAACGCCTCAATACCACTCTTAGCACTAGCCACATCAACTAAAATACTCATAAACTACCCAACCATAATTTTGTATATTGCGTTTCTTCCTGCATACCAGGAACAACCGCACCTGTACCCACATTTTTACGCCCTGTATAAACGTGGGCGGCTGTAATAACAACCAAGTCATCACCACCTTGAACGCTGATTAAATCACCCGCGCCTAATCGCATATTAAAGGCTAATTTTGCTACCCTACGCTGGATAATGACCTTGCTCATGTTTTGCAATTGTCGCAAGTCCTTGTTTGGCACAAACACTTTAGCGCGTGTTTTATCGGTATTGCCAAAAATGAAACCGCCGTTTTCATCGGTGGAATAATAGGTAGGGATTTTATGATGTTCTAAAAACCCCGTGTCCAGATTAGTTAATGCGCTGTCTGGAACTGTCATGACAGGCTTTTGTTTGAAAAAATCACCCACTCTGGAAAACTTCATTTTGCCATTTTTCCAGCATACCTGCCCTGCTTCCTCTTGGAGTATTGCCGCGATTGCCGCCGTTGGGCAGTTGCCAGAATAGCAATAGAACTTCTTTATCTGGGTGTCGTTTTCAATGCCCGTTAGCGTTGCACCCGTTGCCCTGTAAATTTCTTGCAGGGTTATTTTTTCCTTGAGTATGGCTTTTTTCTGTACGAATGAGGTTTGGTGTACATTGTCGAGTAAAGCGGTAATTTGTACCGCCTTTTCTTCGTGCGGGCCCTGTGATGATTTTGAATTAATGGTTTGGGCTTTAACGATATAAAGCTTATCGTTACCCACTTCGATAGTTTTGCCCTCGGACAATTTAGCTGCAAGATCATCATCAACACGGATAACGCCCTCAAATGTGACAGGGATAGGTGAAAGGCTGCTCCTAAGAACCGCACTAATTATTATATCGCCGCGTATCTGGCTACCATTAACCGTGATTATCATTTTTCACTATCCAATGGCTCAAACTCAATGCAGAATACAGCAAAAACTTGTTGCTGAATATCATCGTTAGCAATGGAAACAGGCTTGTAATCAACCATCATGCCTTTTTGGTCAATCACCTCAACAACAGTGCCACACGCCCTACAACGGCATTGTGTGCCTTTTTTGATGTAATCCTCTTGACTGGACATATCAATTATTGTTGCGTTCGATTTGTTGAACCATAGTCGTCAATTCTCTAATCGACAACTGCAAACTACCGATAACCTCTCCCATTTTATTGAATGCCAGTGTTGCCTGTAATCTGTCCTGCCTACCGACTTCGTTAGATTCTTTGATTTGAGTTGTCAGAATACTGGTAACACGCTCTACATTTTCATTATGCGCTTTGTTAGCACGCTCCAATTCCTCACGATTAGCCTTATTAATTTCAAGGATTGTCTTTGTGTGTTCAGTTTGTAGCACATTAAAGTCTTTGTTTTTTTGCGTATTTTCTTTGTACAAAAGATAAATAGCATAAGCCAGTGCAAGAATAACAACCCCAGCTAGACCATATTTAACGATTAATTCATTACTCGCTGTATCGACTAATTTATCCATAATTAAACTGTCTCAATCTCATAGCAAAAGGCTTTATGGGGCATTTCAAGCTCATAATTATTAATATCGCCTATAACTTCTGAACTGGTGCGCCCGAACTGCTCAACACCCATGCCACGACTTGATTCAAGGTATAGCGCGTTTTCACGTTCTAAATAAAGCATGAACAGCGGTTTTATAATTGCCCACTCACTCTCGTTTAATACCGTAGTTTCTGCTATGTCTGGATAGGCTGTTATCGGGTCGGTAACAGGTAAATTACGCCACTCTGCTAAATCAGAATAACCCGCATAATAAAGCGTTGCTGCCAGGCATTGAGCCGTGACAATGTCAGCGTCTAGCAGATTGCCCACTGGACGCTGATTAGTCATGAAATCAGTCACTAAATCAAAAATAGCGGCATTCATTGGCTGTTATAAGGTCAAGGTCGCTGAATTGGCTGGTATTTCTTTGCCGAAATAATGAAAGAATAATTGACCTGTTACAGTCAAAATCTGACTTCTATTTTCCCAATCGGTATCGGCATCATCGGGTACAAAGAAGCAATCCTTGTACTCTTTACCGCCGATGTGTCTATTAGGCACACCATGAAATACCTTTAAATCGAACCAGCCACCTTGATCGCTACCATTAGCCAAAATAGACCGCATGGCAGATTCTATTTTATGGGTAGCAGTTTCAAAAAAGGTAATCGTACCCTGTTTATTGACTTTGTTTTGCTGGCGTTCCCAATGTGCCAAACCTAACGGCATTGGAACCTCAATTTCACCTGCCGAACCCTGGAATGCCCAAGGTATCTGCTTAGTCAAAACCCATAATGCTTCTTGACCATTAATGACGGCTGAAAAGTCTGAACTAATGGCTTTACGCCCTTGCGCTCTGGTTAAGTCGTAGTGTTGACCTGCTATATCGTAATCTGTGTTTGCCATTGTCTTTAAAACCCGCGTGGTTGATTGTTAATTGTTTTACATACTGCTGTTGCTGAACCGTTCACGGTCTTGCATACATTGTTCAGGGCTAAAATAATCTGATTAAGCCGTTCTATAGCCCCTGATACGTTCTGCCCCTCTGCCTCTTTTGACTTTTTCCAGTTTTCCCAATCTTTACCAGCAAAGCGTTTAATAATCACGCTGCTTGGCAAGTTGATTGCATCGCCTATCGTTGTTCCAAGTGCCAAAACAGCCACATCTATCAGGCTGTTAAGGTAATCTTGATAAGTCAGTAACTTGTCGGGTAATACAGGGAATAGCCAGAAATCGTGTCGGGATTAAGCCCGACACCACCTCCCTTTCATCGTTAATAACCAAAGGTTTTTTAGTCGAATAAATTACGAAACCGTTATAACTGTCTCGCACATCAAAGAAGTGGTTTAGCTGTTTTCGATACACATAAAACAGGTTAAGCAAGCTGATAAAATCGCGTTCTGGATAGGCTAAAAATGTTTCTATACGGTTAGCCATCCAGTCGTATAAATCCTTTTTAAGCTCAAATTCAGGCGGTTTTTCGCCTGTTATGAATAATTTGGCTGCCATACTGCCGATTAAAAAGTGCATGGTTTTTGAGGTTTCAACCGTGCCAACAGTGGTTTCAATCGCTTCTGCCATTGCACCTGTTAAATGTCTGATATTCCAGTCATCATCACCTATTACACCGATATTGATACTTTCATCTGAACCAATGGCGTTAAGTGAAAAATCCAGATAATCAAGGTAATTGCCATTGCCAATAGTGAAGTTATAGCCCTCACCGTTTTCGTCACTGGCATAGGAACATGACAAATAATGCGATATTGCCAGATAGCGTTCCTGAACCGTCCAGTTGATAGGATCAGCATCAACACCTATTGCCTTAGTAACGCAAAATTGCAACATTTTGGTTATTTGCTGTTCATAAAGCGTTGGCGGAATATTTGAAACAGCTAACGACTGCCCGACTGTTAATTCAGTCATTTCAACAGTCATTCTGTTAGTTTCCAGCGGGTGTATGTGCATATCGGTATAGCCCTAGTTTGTATGGCTATAGGATATAGGCTGTTAGTGGGCTTATTGGGCGGGTTTTTACAGGGCAATAAAAAGCCCTGACTGGCAGGGCTTAGCTGGCTTTATTGTAATTTTAAATTGGCGGCGTGTTTGTTCATGACTAAATTAAGCAGTTCACTGAATTTGTGGATATACCAGTGAGGTTGCGTTTCTTTGGCATTGCTAGGTGAGGTTAAATTCTTGCCATAGATCAACCCATATTGAGTTACAGACTTGTATGCTTTATCGCCTTTTGATGATTTTCTTGTCAATGTCTCGACAATCCCCAGCGATTCAAGAATTTTGTTAAATGACCCTGCACTCATGCCTAATCCACTATCCTTTAAAAGTGACGTTGCTGAATTAGTGGGCATTGACGACACGGCGGCTAATGATGGCGGTGCGTCAATTGCATAGACTGGTAATTGAATAGCAACGCCGTACTGCTCAATCACTGGCTTGATAAAGGCTATCCTGCCTGACTCTGAAAGCCGTAGATAATTGGCAACCGCTTCGACACCTGCTACAGCATCGGCGAACGATGGCAACTTTGCTGTTTTTGCAGAATAACTGCCAGTTTTGCGGATTGATGGTAAAACTTGACCAGTTACCCAGTCCTGAAATGGCTCTGCTTCTGCTTTGTTTGATCGCATTATGCAACGGTACAAATCAGATTCAGGAATCCATTTTGTAGCAGGTGCTAAGCTGTTGATTTTGTTTAATTCGACTAAAACAGTCGATTGCTTGCAATGCTCAAGCATTCTAGCTGTCTCTGAATAACCTAATGCAATTGATACATCTTTAGCGACAAACCAGACAATACCGTCTTTTTCGGATGCTCTAAGTGTTGCCAATAATGCAGTATTTTCAAAAACTTGTAATTCGTTTTTCATTTTATTTTACCCAACAAAAAACCCGCGAGTCAGTACGGACATACCAACGAGAAGCGGGTTTTATGAATAGCTTTTGGGCTATTTGATTAAGCTGTGTCCGCAACATACTCAAATAACTTGATAAATAATAGCATAAAAAAGCCACCTGTCAAAGTGGCTTTAAAAGTTCATCGCGTTGTTGTTCAGTTAATTCGTTTTGCAAAAAAGCGTTAATCACCGCTTCTATGTAATCTGGGTTGGTTCTGAGGTCTGGCATTGTTCCTGTTTTAATTTTATCCGCTTTTTGGTTGACTGGGTGCTGTTCTATAACCTTTCCAATCCTCCTTATCCAAGGCAGTCAACGAGTTGATTTTAACCTGCACTTCAAGGCTAACAAAATTACCGTCATTGTCTTTGGGTGATAAAGTTTCATAGCTGATACTTTCAATCACCACTGGTTTAATCGTGATACCCGCGTAATTTATGGCAAGCATGACGGGGTTTAACGATGGTAATAAAACATTAACCAGGTCTTTTTCTGTACCGCTAACATAATCCGCTGCACGGCTTAAAAGCGTTGATTGACCTGCTAACTTTTGCGGCAATGCCCATGAAACCAATTGATTAAACGGCTTCATGACTTCGGTTGCAGGGTCTTTCCATGCCCTGAAAAACAGGGTAATCGGATAATCCAACGGCGGCATTCCGCTGAAAGTTTGGGTGCTGTTCAATTTTGTTAAACCGTTTCTGCCCGACAAATCTTTTAGCATGGTTTTTGCATCACCGCTTACTTTATCGCCCAATTTAAGAGAATCAATAAACGGAATTAACGCCCCACTTTGTAGCATAGCCATAAGCATAGGAGCTTTAGATTCTGCCCCTGACGATTCAAAAGGCGACTGCCATTGCATTTGCATACTCAACGTAGCACTGCCCACTAAAGGAGCTTTTACTGTGACGTTTTCATCAACACGTTTGCCGTCAATATCGACTTCATACAACGTAGCGATTAAATGCGGGGATAAACCGCCCCACTCCGAACTTAACGCTGGAGTGACAGGCGGTTTTGTTGATTTGCCGTTGCTACCAACAATAGGCATGGTGATTATTTGCCGCTAATCGTTTTCAGATTCATAGTTCTACGCTTACCCATAGACTTCATGCGTTTCATATTGGCAGTTGAACTATGCGCTCTACGACCTGCTTTTTTAATAGCTGCCCGTTGTTTGCTGGATAAGTGGACTGAACCTGAAATGCGTTTTTTTACACGCACTTTTTTACCGCCGCGAATAGCCATGACTTTTTTAAACACGCCGTCCAGGATAGGATCGCCGTTTTTATCAAGTTTAACACCATTGGCTTTGTCCAAAATACCAAAATCAGCCATATCATCGGTAATGGCATCATCATCATTTGGCAGTTTGTCGCAAATGAACTCAAACACCGTATCGCCAATATCATCGGCATTGTTACTGCCTAGACTATCGATTAATTCAGAAGCATCCGCTTCATCAACTCCTTTTGATACCAGGTACTTAATGGCAATATCACAAACCAAATCGAAAGCTTCAGCTTCATCATCGGTAATTTCAGTTTCAAGGTCAATACCCGCTGCGTCCAATAACAGGACATACAGACGTGTCGCTTGCGTTTCGCCATCGTCTAAGGGGATAGTGCTTTCATTGCACCACTCCATAATTGCATTGGCAGTATTAACGTGCAAATTGGATGATACAACGCTTGCCGCGTCCAGGTAATCATCGTCATCATTGTCTTTGTCGCATCCATCCAGAATTGCACCAATTGCTTTGTAGTTAGGTGCTTTAGGTACGGGGTTAAAAATACTATTTTTCTGTGTCATATCAAATCACCTAAACTAACACTTGTGTAAATTCCATCTGGCGCATTGTGGGCGTGTAGCACGGGTAAATGGTCACATAGACCTTGTCCCATTGTGTTGCGCTACGCTCGACCTTGTACGCAAAATAATCTTTGGCTTTGGCAGGGTTGCCATCTTGCGGCATTGTTACCCAACCTGACGCTTTCAACTCTGAACGCATCTTATCCAGGAAGTCGTTCATTTTATCAACAACGGTGTCCATGTCCTTTTGAAGCAAGCCTTTACCGTAAGTGGTAATGCGCTCTTGAACATCTGTTGTCATATCAATAACCGCTGACATCATGCTCTTAGAATTGCTCACTAACGCACAGGTTAATGAATCAAAGAACACATAACGCGCACCGCCAGCGTAGGATTCATTAATCACGGGGTTAATTTTTGCCCGTGCCAATTTGTCCTTAACAAAGTTTCCGCAGTCGTATTCCTGTGACATACCTTGTCGATTAATCGGGTAATCTTTACCAGCAACGGGTGATTTTTTGTTGACACAATAGCCATAGGCATTAGTCACTGCGTTTCGAGCGCAAGCGTAAGCAATAGCCAGTGTTGCTGTGCCAATGTACGTTTTGCCATTAATACCAGACGGACAACGCGATTTAAACGAAGTCCAGAACGCCTGACATAACAGTGATTTATTTGTGTCGCCCGTCATATTCAATTGCTCAAAAAACGACACCGCGCTATCAGGGTCTAAACCTGTGCCAACATCGAACCACAACATTCTGTCTACGTCATAAGCCAATTGTTTAAGCTGATACAACAACGCTGGAGACTGTGAACCGCCTGAACTGATATAGCCATAGCCGTAATTTGTATCACGCAATAAAGTACGCGCTGCCACATAATCATCGGTTGTGTAAGCTGTGCCATTTTCAAGGAAACAAATCAAAACGGCTGATGTTGCCCACTGTGCCAAACCATTAACATCATTGCCATAGGCGTTAGAGTTAATCGGAATCTCAGTAACAGCCGAGCCTACATGAACCTCGTACTCATCGGTATAGAGTGAGACAATATCAGGCAAATAATCCGATTCGCCGTAGTCGTCAAGACTATCTGGATTCAATGAACCCGTGTAGCTTGCCAACTTAATGCCTGATTTATCAGTGACCACTAAAACAACCTTGTCATTAGGCAGATTAGAGCCCTGTACGCGGTTTTCTTCGGCGGTTACTTGGCAAATAATACCGTCATTGAAACAGCCTAAATGTTTGACTGCTAACAGGTAGGGCGTAACAGGAATATCCGCCTCAACTGACCACGAAACGGGGCTACCCGCTGATACAGTTGGGGCAGTTGCGTATAACGTGCCACCGCTTGAAACAGTAACCGCAGTAACAACGCCAGCAGTAGCAGTAATAGTAGCAACTGCACCGCTACCGCCGCCGCCTGTAATAGTGAGCACTTGACCTGTGACATAACCTGTACCACCTACACCAACAGCAATAGCAGTTACCGCACCAGCTACCACCGTAGCGGTAAATGTTGCATCTTGACCAATGTTAGCCACTGCCCATTTAACCACCGCCGCACTGGTTGATAAACGCTGTACAACGGCAGAATAGACACCATTGTCCAGTGCTTCAATTAAATGCACATGAGCTTCGTTAAGATCGGATGAACGCATTGATTCAGGCTTACCCGTTTTAATTCGCACATTGTCTTTATGAGTGACAAACGGCTTATCAATGCGACCACGCGGCAACCGCAAAGCGATTGCCATATTAATATCGAATTTATCAGGGATTGGAAACTCAGTTAAATCCACCAATGGATTGTACTGAATGCCAGACTCCCGACCTAGTTGTCGTGTAAATGATGGCATGACCTACTCGCTTGCGGTTTTAGGCGCGGCTGTGGTTTTCTGTTTGCCAGTTGTAACAGGTGGCTCAATATTTTCATCAACAACAGGCTCTTCAACGCTAAACGAGATTTTAACCAGTTCAGGCTTATTGCGAATATTACCCACTGCATGAAAGTCACTTGCTAACCGCTGCATTTCATCAAAGGTCTTAACTTCAATGGTTCGGGTTTTATTAGCCTCATCGTGGCATGGATAAAACTTAACGCCACCCGCAAAAATAAAATAATCAACACAGTTTTCAACAGTGATTTGTTTTGGAAAATCAGCGGGGCTTAGGTTGTCTGCAATCAACTTATTGCAGTCAACCCCTGTACCTAACGATAAGGTTTTAATTGTTTCTGTAGTCGCTGCCATGATTATTTAATCTCCGTCAACAGCAATTCAGCAAAGGCGTTTGTAGCTGGTTCGTATTGGTTAGGTTCTAAGAATGACTTCTCAATGAAACCCATACCTTGCTGTAAGTCCACCGTGTTACCGATAGGCAACATAATCGGTGAAATAGCAGTACCGAAAACCAATCCAGACATTGAAACATCTTGCGATTGACCAACACACAGAACGCTTGAAGTAACACCTGCTACTTCTGTTGATTCAGTGCGTTTAGGATCATAGTAAACTTCGATAGAATCATCCAAACGACCTAAGCGGTAAATTTGTGGAACATGACGCAAGCCACTTGGAACAAAACGACCACCAGCAACCAGACCACGAAACCAGCCAAGCAACGATTTTCCAACGTAGATATGCGTAACACCAACAGAGCTTGTGGCTTCTGCCATCCATTGACTAATTTGTGACAACGGAATTGAAATGTCCGCCATGTTTTGTGAGCGGGTTTGTGCGCCTGTATCTAACCAGGTAGACATTTTCCAAGTCACAGAGTAATTGGCTTTAGCTAAACGATTGGCATACATCAATGCGTTGTAGTGCTTTTCGTTGCCAACTTGCAATTGTGAAATGCGGTTTAACTCAACCAGGGCATTAACACCCGCTTCATTCTGGATTTGTTGCAATGACTCAATATTGACTTGAACCGTGCCGCGTGTTGCACGGGCCAGATAGGTGTATTTTTCAGTTGCCAACAGCAAAGTTGGAATAGTTGCGGCAGGGTTACGGTTATAGTCGATATAACTTTCAACGATAACATCAACACCATTGGGCAATGCACCTGTAGATGAAACGGTAAAAACACCCGTATCAGTGCTGATTGTTCCAGACAGTAAATAAGTAGTACCTGATAACGTCACGCTGCCAGAAATCGCTTGATCTGTACCTGTATCATCTTTGCTTACTTTCGCAACCAAACGACCACGAATGTAAACTTTAGTCGAGCCTTTAACCAGTTTAAGCGCAGTCGCACCATTGGCAACGGTTTCGCAGGTTTCAGAAGTCAATTGAACGCTGGTAATTTGACCAGTTACAGAACCAGTACCGCCAGCGGTTGTTTTGGTGTGTGAACGGCGCGAATCAAAATAGCGGTTACCAGAATTAATACCGTCAAGGTTTGCACCCTCGGCATAATAACCAAACTTGCTACCCGCTTGATGCGAGACAACAATCATTGGAGCTTCGCCCGAATGAATATCAGCAGGTAAGTACGCACCGAAAGGGCAAGCCGTTAAAATCATTTGTCGAATTGCAACAACGGCGCGGTTGACCTGAATTGATCCGCCTGTGGGTGACATAGACGTAGCATCGTCTAAAATTCCCTCAACGGTTGCAGAATCGAGCAATGCGTTGTAATTACCAGAACCCGCAGTAAAACCGCCCTGAGTAAGCATACCACTCATGCCTTTGACACCTTGTCTGCCAAGTATGGTCAAAGCCGTGTGTGCTAAATCAGGCGGTAATGATTGACCGTGTTGTTGTTCATAGTCACGAACAGAATCCAGCAGTTGACCTGTTAGAAAACCCCTGTCTTCACCTGACAACTCGCTAAAATATTCAGCGAAAACAATTGGAACTGGTAAATTACTTTTACCAGTCACCGATTCATTGATTAAATTGGCAGAATCCAGAATAGCTTGTTGTGTTTCGCTATTGCCGCCTTGTGGATTAGCATAACCGTGTGCTGCCACATCGGATAAACCATCAAAAAAAGCGGTTGCTTGTTGGTGTGCGCCCAATGTGGAGGTTCGGCGCGTAAGTTGTTGCTGTGGCATATTTGTTTACCCTGTTCATTATGAAATCGACTGCCATTTCTGGCTACGATAAAATTTTGACATGGTAAAAAAGTCTTATTGGCGGGTTTTTACAGTGCTTTTAAAACGTATCTAAAAAATCTTTTGTCTTGGCTTCGCTTAATTGCGATAGATAACTTCCGTTATCATCGCATTCATTTATTAAGCGGTTAAACGTGTATAGGGAATAAACAACCTTTTTTGCAACATTAATTATTGCCGATGTTACAAATAAAATTATCCCTTTTCCAAAGATGAAAACCAGGCATTTAACGATAGCGACATTAATCACAACGCCACCTGCCCAAAACAAACCACCGCCGCCAAGCCAAGGTAAAAGCTAAGCATTTGTATAGGATAAATCCAAACCGATTTATTGTAGACAATGCCCGAACCCGACAATTCAATGGTTAATTTTTCCAGCGTTTGATTGATCGACACGATTGAAAAGAATATCGCCACAACAAACAAATCAATGCCAATATTTGCCGTGTACCATTGATGCGCTGTTAGCGGTGTGGTCATGCGTATAGTGAGCATAACGCACAGCAACACAGCCGATAACGCGATAATTATTAACTCTTTTATCATGGTGATTCTGTGCCATGCCTTGATTGATTCTTGATATTTAATATCCACTTAATAACTCCACTTGTTAAACACCACTAAACGCATTTTTTGCAGCTTCTAATAATTCATTTACCGAAGAATCCACAAAGGATTCCATGCCTGTTTTTTCTGCCACAATATAATCCCGTGCATCTTCCAAAAATGCGAATGACATAGAGTCGAAAATATCAGGTGAACTAATACCCTCCTCTCGCATTTTATCCTTGCTCATCATTTGGTACTTTAAGCCGCCGCGCTCTACATAGTGGTATGGCAACCGTGAACCCTGCTCGATTATTTTAGTTTTCATGCGTTGATCGCAATCAAACAAAAATGACACCCTACCTGAACGGATAGCATCACGCATTCTAACCATTGCACAGGCCCTACGATTAACAAACCTTTCCTTGTACTCGTTCTTAAAACAAGGCTTACCCCATATCACCTTAACGACTGGAACGTGCGACATTTCAATTAATTTAATTACCGTTGCACCTATACCGCCGCCATCCACTAACAGCGTAGCGTTTGATAATGTGCCGTGCAAATTGGCTAAATCACCTGAAAATATCACTTCATCCTTTGAGTTGGTACAGTAAGGTATCGCGTAATACTCAACCCTACGGGCGTTATTATTGCGGTTATCATCTTCGACACCGATAACTTTAGCCAATATCGCCACCGACTCATCGCGGTATTCGCCCATGCCTACGTCACACAGCATAAATATTCCGTAAGGCTCGGTTTCATCTATTATTTTTCCAGCATTAAACGCCATGTCTAAGTCTTGGCGGTTTAATAAATTGCTCCCTAGTGCATCCGCAAAACCTCCCAACACCCTAACAATATATTCAACAGATAACCTACCGCCTGTTTCAATTATCCTATCTATCAGCCATTGATCGGTAACATGAGGGGAATTTTCTGAATTAAAAACTAACCCAGTCCACGAACCGCCATTTTGTTTATTTAAAATATGGTGTGTGTCGTAAAAATGTCCAGCGTTCCTAACGCCTTGTGAAGCTAATAACGTCCTGTTACCGCCCTGGGTTTGTGTTCCCTCGATAACATCAAAATGGTCATCAGAAACCCCAGCCGCTTCGTCTACGATTATTAACTGCCAGTACCTATGCTTGCCTGCTACCCCTATAGATTGCCCCTTTTCCATTGCAACCTGAGTAATGAACCATTGCGGGTATCGGTTCATTTCTACACGGGTTTTGGTAATAGTGTAATAATCGGCAAGCCATGAATACAATGGATTGCCGCGTATATTCACGTCAATATCGTTTAATTCTTTCCAGACACCATCACTAACCTGTTTGATACGCGGCGCACCAATATAAGTATTTGAGCCTATTTTAGTGTCTGACTTTCGCGTTAATGAATCACCATCATCATTACAAAATGGATAACATAAAAAGTGCCATAAGGCGATAACTCCAAATGATGCGGTTTTACCCGTTCCTGTACCCGATACCACCGATACTTTAGCGTTAGCAGGCGATATTTCATTTAATAAATCTTCCTGATCGTCCGATGGTAAAAATCCACAAACCACCACCGCAAACATAAGCGGGTTAAATTGGAACATTTGCAAAAATAACGGATAACGTGGGTCATTTATGATTGTTCCAAAACTGGTTTTTTTTTTACCAATTGTCATCGTTATTCAGAATAATCAGCATCAATAGTTATCCCTTGCCGTAACCGTCTATTTTCCATAACACTACCGTATTTTTCCCTTGCTTTTTCCATTGCTTCATTAAATGCCTCAATAACTTCTTTAGCATCTAATTCAAGTATGACATTATTGTTTTTACCCTCTCCATTACTCCAGTAATCCTTAATTATATTCCTGTTAAACATCCAGTGTATTAGTGCCTTAACATTAGGCAATACGGTTCTTTCGGTAATCAAAGTATTTATTTCACCTGTAACTTGATTAAGAACCTGTTTTTTTTCAATTATATTTCGCTTACCAGTTGCTAATTCAAAAAACGATATACCTACTTCACTATCGGCTATTTCGCGCCCACCTATAAAGGCATTATTAAAATCAGGATAGCGTTTTCGCCAATCTCTAATAGTCGTAACATGAACGCCTATGCTATCCGCAATTTCTTCCAAAGTTAAACCAGCTAACGACAATCCATAAGCCAACTGATTGTAACTTTCCTTGTACTTCCCACTCTCTACCGTAACCGTAGAGGAGTTACCATTATTTTCTTGATTTTCAACATTTAAAGCACCCGTAACCTCATGCGTAACTTTTGCCGTAACTTTTTCAGTGTTACCCGTAACTTTTCTAGTCCAGTTTTCGGCTTTTGCCCGATTAGAAACCGCTGGGCGACTTACGCCTAAATCCTTTGCTAACGCCTCAAATGAAAGTGTTTTTGACCGCTCCCACTTAGCCCGTGCCTTTATCCATTCATCGGCTGACAACTTAGCCATAAAACCTCCTTTGCTCAAAAAGTCTCATATCAACAACGCGCCGATTAATACTAACCCGACTAGCAATATAACGCCATGCCATAGCCCAAAGCATTGCTTCATACTCTGGTTGTCTTGGTAAACTGTATAAATTAATTGGTGGCATTATTTTGTAACCTTTCAATTAAAATAAAATATAATCTGGCAAGCGCATTCCACGCTACCTGTGCGGCATGTAAACAGTTTGAATCTGGGTCTATTTCTTCCCCGCTGGCTTCCGCGAATTGATGACGCATCATCGCATCTGTATAACGCTGCTTACCATCACTGACCGATTGCCAGCCATTAGCTGAATATTTATTAGCCCCAAAAGTGCCCACTTTTGCTACTTCAAGCAATGGCAGTGCAAAACCTAGAATTACTAGACCAACACGATTTTTACCCGCGTCTAATTTAGAACCTTTTTCAGATGATTTTAATCCATTAGGATCAGATTCATTGCTCATTTAAACCACCTAAATATCAAACACATCAAAATTAACACCAGTAGTTTTACTAGCAATCTTTTTATACTCACTAACCCGTTCTAACGATGCTTTAACACCGTCAATAATACCGCCGTAATACTCAAGGCGATTTACAAGTTTACTGCCGCCTCTAATATCATCATCGAAGTTTGGGTTTAGTTTCCTGATTGTATCAACCGCTTCGCCTATTTCTTTAGCGTATTCAATAGCAAATTTAGCCGCGTTAGAAACAACAGCTATTCTATTGCCTATTTTTCTGGTTATATTCAAGTTATTAATCGCCTGTGATTCCAATTCATTTAAAACCCACGACTGAATATGACGCTCATGAACTTCGTCAATATCAGTCTCGAATTCCTCAGTTTCACCGTAAATATAATCCAATGAAACCTTGTATAACCTTGACGCTTTAACCATTGTTTCATGAGATGGTTTTCTACCGTCTGTACCATGTTCAAGCAATGCCAAAAGCGTATTTGATATTCCCAGTTTTTCAGACGCTTTTAATTGCGAGATACCGCAAAGTGTTTCCCGTGAATATTTTAACCTATTACCAATAACACGGGCTAAATTTCTTTCCTTTTCTCGACTATTTTGAATAGCTTTTTTTTCCAGTTTAGCTGCTATTTTGTTTGCATCGGTAATATTGTCAGTAAACTTAACGCAACTACCTAAAGTAATCGAATAACCGTTAATTTCTTTTACTGTCACAGTTGAGTCATAAATATTATTAAAACGCCTATCCTGTTTTAAAAAATAAATCTCCTTGTCATGCGCTTCATCACGATAAAAACATAACGCTGTGCGTTTTGAGGAAGACTCAACAAAAAAACCTTTGGATTCTGCAATTACTGCTTTCATTGGTTGCCACCAGTCGATTGTTTAGCATCTTTGGGTTGCGTAACACTTAACCTGACCTGCTCAAGCAATTGTTTTGCTAGTTCCCTAGCAATATCGCCATAAATTGAATCTTCAGTTGTCCGTATAAAATCCTCAAGTTGTTTTTCTGTGTACATCGCTAAACCTGCTCTTGATAACTGCCACGTTGTAAATTATCGACACGGGTATATTCGCCAAGGAATGCCGCTTTTACTACCCCAGTTTTACCCGCCCGTTGTTTTGCCACGATTAACTCAACTATGCCTTTATCAGCACTATCCTTGTTATATTCCTCGTCTCGATACATAAAGATAATCGTGTGAGCGTCCTGTTCAATCTGTCCTGACTGCCTTAAATCTGACATCATCGGGCGTTTATCAGACCTTTTTTCACAGTCTCTATTTAGCTGAGATAATGCCAACACTGGCACATTAAAATCTTTGGCTATTTTCAACAAACCCTCTGAAATTAAACCAACTCTATGCGTCTCGTTTGATGATGTTGCGGTTGCTAATTGCAAATAATCAACTGTGATTAAATCCAGATTTCCATATTCACGAATTGTTCTACGGGATACCGCGTTCATTTCTGCCAAACTCATTGCCGATGAATCGCAGAATATTATTTTGGCAGTAGATAGCACTGATGTTGCTGCCGATAAACGCGCCCAGTCGTTATCATCAAAATCACCGCGCTTCATTTTTTCGCCTGATATTCTACCGATGGACTGCAATAATCGCTCAGACAAGGAATCTGTTGACATTTCCATACTGAAAACTAAAACAA